TTAAATACGAGATTAACTTTACTAGAATCAAACTAAAAATTTTCAAAAAAGATAGAAAACATGAAAAGAAAATGGTACAATTGGAGGATGTCCAAAATAAATCAAAAACCGAATTGGCAGAGTCCAGATCAAGGACCTGAGCACGAAATTCCAAATTCCTCGATTCAGTCAAATAGAGATAAAGATAATCAGACTAAGCAAGAAGAGGTAGTTCAAGCTATGGAGTTAAAAAATGAATCAAAAATGGCAGCACAAGATTCTGGTTTAGACATGAATTTGGTTATTTTGGCTTTTCAGGAAAAAATAGCTCAATTAACCACCGAATTGGTTATTAAAGAAGCTACAATTAAACAACTAACAAACATGCTCAATAAGATGAGGGGATAGCAATAATGACTGATACAGTTGAACAAAAAAGTGAATTTACAGTAGAAATTAAAATTTCAGAGAAAAACCTCGCCTATAAGAGTGATTTTTCAGAAGCTGAAACTATTTTTTGGCTTGAGGCTGTAAAGAATCTTATTATTAAAAAGACCTTTGAAGCCGCAGGAATATCTGAAAGCTTGTAAATTACAGCCTGAGCAAAAATAGTTTTACTATTACTATCACGACTGTAATGAGGACGCAAAATGGCACTTAGAGACTATCTACCATTTTCTGGCGCAAGTCAAGAAATAGACACAGCAGAAAAGACTTTATCTCCAGAAGATATAAAATCTATTTCTAAAACAATGAAAGTTGCCGCCCTCGCATTGGGGTTTCAGGGTACTTCTTATTTTTTTAATAAGAGAGCTTCATTTGAACCGCCAGCATATGATTTTGACAGAATATTACAGGCCGTTGACACGGATTCATACGTAAAACAAGCTATATCAAAGCATAAAGAGCTATTCTGGAAAGAAGGGTGGGAGATAGTTTCCGAAAATCAAGAAGCGGCTTCATATATTTTTCAAAGAATAGATTACATGGAAATGGCTATGAAGAGGCCATTTTTAGATTTTTTAATCGAGGTTTCGGACCAATTGTTTAAGTTCGGCAATGCTTTTATAGTTAAAGGGAGAGGCGACATAGCTTCGTATTTTCCCAGCAAACTTACACCAGTAAATGCAGAGTATCCAGTAGCTGGATATTATCTTATCCCAACTGAGCAAGTAAGAATCCTTAGAGATAAACACAATAGGCCAAAAGCTTATCAACAGGCCACCGATCCACTTACCTATTCTCCGACTGATAGAGATCCTGTTTGGTCTGCAGACAGAGTCATTCATCTTCACCTAGATAGAAAACCAGGAAGAGCTTTTGGCACTCCGTATATAAGCAATGTTCTTGACGACGTAATTGCTCTAAGACAGATTGAAGAAGATATACAAAATCTTGTTCATAGAGAACTTTTTCCTTTATACAAATACAAGATTGGTACAGCGGAACAACCAGCAGAACCACAGGAAATAAATCAAGCCGCCCTTGAAATAGAAAATCTAAGAGCCGAAGGTGGATTAATTTTACCATTTAGACATGACATAGAAATTATCGGCTCTGAAAATACAGCGCTAGATGCGTCAAAATATCTTGATCATTTTAAGGAAAGAGTCGCTGTTGGTCTGGGCGTCGCCCCACATCATTTAGGTATGACAATGAATGGCGGCAATAGATCGGTGACTGAGAGATTAGATACAGCCCTGTATGATAAGGTGAAACAAATCCAAAAACTTTTTGCGGAAATGATAAGACTAAATATATTTAATGAATTATTATTTGAGGGTGGATATGATCCAACTATAAATCCTTCAATGTCTGGGGACTCTGACAGATGTTTCTTTAAGTTTAAAGAAATAGATGTTGATACTCAGGTTAAAAAAGAAAATCATATTATTCAAAAATTTGTCAATAATATAATAACCCTCGGTGAAGTTAGGTTGGGTTTGGGTATGAGCGCTGAGGTTGATACAGGGGAATTATACAGTGGATTACAGGCTAAAACCCAGATAAATATAGCCAGTGCACAGGCGGAACAATCCGCCCAAAATGCGCCAGAGCCAAAAAATTCTGACGGTCAGAAACCTGCGCCATCTGGTCAAAGAAACCTGCCAAATGCCAGAAAAGGAATAGGTAACAAGTCTAGGCCACAAAATCAAAACGGCAGAAATTCTTCACCAAATATTAAAAGAAACGATAATAAATTTTTAACAGTAATTGAAAGTCTCCTTGAAAACGAGTATAATGTATTGGGAACAGATATCGAAAAGGATGACTCAAATGTTGGACACTAACACCGTAGAAGAACAAGATATTCTAGAAAATTTTAGAACAGCAGTTCGCAATGGTCAAACCCGTTTGGCGCTTGAAGCGCTTGTTGATGTAATTGATGCAATTGTTGAGATTATTACGCCATCAGAAGACGCTACAGAAAAACCGCAGCAAACAGCACAGCCAGTTGAAAACAAAGTAGATGAAGAAAAACCAGCTACAAAGAAAAGGATAAAAGAAAGTCAATCGACAACCGAAACAGTCGAATAATAAATTATTAGTTAAAAATGACTAAGTTGTTAATAGGATGCCCAATCTACAAAAGAGAATGGATATTTCCCTATTGGATCTCTTGTATAGAAAATCAAGAAATTGATTTATCTAAAATAGGTTTTGTTTTTGAAGTTTCTCCAGATGATGAATCCACCATCTCCACATTGACCAGATATAGAAATGCTCGACCAAGCATCGATGTATTCGAAATTGATATAAGAAATGAAGTAGTTCATTTTGAACACAAGGAAAATACTAGATCTTGGAGTATATCCAAATATTCTAATATGGTTTTTTTGAGAAATAAACTTCTACAAAAAGTCAGAGAAATAAATCCAGATTATTTTTTTAGTCTTGACTCAGACATTCTTATAACAAACTCAAACACAATCAATTATTTGGCTTCTCATGTCCAGGATGGAGCTGATGCAGTTAGTCCACTAATGTTTATGACGCCAAACGACACTATGTACCCAAGTGTTATGAATTGGGTTAACGAACCAGGTGGTCAAGGGTACAGGGAGGAAAAATACCCTTTAGGTCAATATTTTAAATCTGATGTTATTATGGCCGCAAAATTTATGTCTCGAAAAACATATTCTACAATTGACTATGATATTCATAGTCAGGGTGAAGATCTTGGTTGGTGTGCAAATGCGGCTAAGGCTGGACTCAAGTTATTTTGCGCTTCGTACGTGTACGCGCCACACATAATGCACAAATCGATGCTAGAGTACTTTCTGCGACACGGTGATCCAAGACAGAGCCGATATTTAGAAATGTCATAGAAAGTATGATATATTTATATAATATTGTTTAATCTTATAAATAGTTCATTTACTATAAGTGACGGATAGTTATATTTGGAGATAAAAATGGCTTTTGATTTTATAGAGAATTTTACTCTCGAACTACCAGACTTCTCAAAAATACAAGCAGACTTTTTTGAATCTTTTAACGATAAGCGTGGTCTTATTATTGAGGTAGCCGCAATACACGAGCGGACTAACGACAAATTATAATAACTATTCTGCAGCAGAATTAGAAAAAGCACTGCAGTCATGGGTTGAGCCATATCCAAAGCCAATTATTTTAAATCATGAACTTAACGGTGAACCGATTGGCAGAGTTATGGCAGCTAGAATGGACAAAGAAGTAGATGGAGCTAATTTTGTTAGACTTCAAATAGCAATTACTGATCCATCGGCAGCTCAAAAAATAGCCGATAGAAGGTATCTTACGGGTTCTGTTGGGGGAAGGGCAGCTAGGGCTATTTGCTCCATATCTGGTGATGATCTAGCTCAAGAAGATGAAGGTGGCAGACCAAAATTTCCAAAATATAAAAGAGGCAAGATTTACAAGGGTAAATTAGCTTTTATAGATATGAAAGATATATCTTTTAAGGAATACTCATTCGTTAATCAGCCAGCAGATCAAAGATCTGGAGTAAGATCTTCTAAAAAAATAGATGGTTTATTTACAACAGCTGACTCCGATAATTGGACTGCTAAAACAACAGCGTTTGTTCTCCATATGGATAAAGAAGAGATTGTATCTGTTGAGGAAAATGAGTCAATTTTTAATGGTTTCAAAAAGAAAGAATCAAGACCCATGTATCTTCACTTAAAGGGGGCGTTTTTAACCGCAATGGCTTTACAGGAAAGCGAAACTGATAGACAGAAGGATAATACATTACTATTTGGTGGGGATAGTATAGTTGAAAATAACGAGGAGAACGCCAGAATGAATACAGAAATTAAGGAAGAAAACGTTCTAAAGGTTGTTGAGACTTTGACGCAGGATTTACAGGCAGTTTCAATACAAGAAACCCCACAAGCTGAGCAGGCACCAGAGACTGCACCAGTCTCTGAAAAAAATGTGCCAGCGGCAGAACAGATCTCATCTGAGGATTCAGAAAAGGCAGAAGAACAAGCAGAACAGGCTGTTGAATCTGTAGACGCTGAAAAATCAGAGGAGGCTTCTTCAACAGAAACCGAAGAAGCAAAAGAGACCGAAGGGTCAAAAGCAGAACTCAGTGACAAGAAAGAAGACGCTGAGCAAATTGCAGATGAGACTCAAAATAAAATTCAGTCTCTTGAAGAAGAAAATAAAAAACTCAAAGAAGCACTTCATCGCACTCTGGCAGAAAGGGTAGTTGATACAAAGATTGCACTCGGTATTGAGTCGGCAGAGGATAGGGAATCTTTCATTGAAGATCACATGAAGAGAACAGCTACCTCACTCGCCGATTCTTTAAGGGACATGGCTAAGCTTCCAATAATGAATGCAGCAAAAACCAAAGAATTTGTTGACATTACAGTTGATAGCGAAGTAGTTTCCAACAAAGAGCAAAACGTATTGACAATTGATCCAGAAGTTGGAGCAGATGAAAAGAAGGAAGAGAATACAGCAGAGACCGTATTTGAAGACCTTCTCGTCGATGCTTTGATGGGTCGCAAGAAACTCTAAAAACAAGGAGATAATAACATGAGCTTAGCGAAGTTTCGCAAAGTAGGTACTAAGACTGGCGCAGGTCGCTTTGTAGTTTCTGAGGGTGTCGCACCTTCGGCCTACATTCTTCCGTCGGTTGCACTTCCAACTTGGTATTCAGATTCAGAAGATGATCGTTTCGAAGTCGTTATTCCGAAGGGCACAATTCTCTCGGTCGTAACAGATGGTAGTGGCGATTCGCGTTTTGTTCCAGCTAACGGTAGCTCAGCCTCAGTAACATGGGGTGACACCATTTCGGGTTGGAACCCACTAGCTGGTGCAACACCAGTTGCTGGTGCTTCTGGTGACACGCAGGCAGTCGCTGCCCGCTCAGTCCCAGTTGGCTGCGCACAGTATGATCTTTACAGACCGTTTGACAAAGGCACATCGCAAGGTGCTGGCTTTATCACACACGGTTATGTAGAGTACCCAATGGTTACAAACGTCAATGCTGATGTTCTAGCAGGTGACTTGATCGCCCCAGATTTCATGGGTCGTCCAAGAAAACTTTCTGCCGCAGACGCTGGCGATTATCCATGGCTGCAGGTTGGTAAGGTAATCGAAGTCGAGAAGTTTGCAACAAACTTTGATGACGGTCTACTTTCCTACATGCAGTTACCGTCAGATCCAGGTGCTTTAAAGACGGTATATGAAATTACACGTGAAGGCACCTTTAAGAACAAGTTGGGCATCCGTTCCAATTTGGATGTTACAAACGTCATTGGCGCATTCCGCGTTAACCTGACACTCTAAACGAATAACAAAAAAACAACAACAGGAGGATAGATCCTAAGATGAGTAAGACAATACAAGAACTCCTCTCGGGTCTCCCAGCTTGGGAAGCCGCATTTGCTGAGGATGGTTACATCGACTCAGAGAACAGAGTGACAATCAAGGAGGCCTTTGCATCTTCCGATGCAGCAGCGCTGTTCCCTAAGGTCATTTCGCGTACTCTGAAAGAGGCAGCCGAACCACAGCTTTTAGTGACCCCGCTCCTTTCAACAGTACGTCTTGGCAAGGGTCGTTCTTTGGAATTCCCAGCGGTAAACGCAATTCAAGCTGCTGAGATACCAGAAGGACAAGAATACCCAGAGCAGGCACTCGCATTTGCTAAGCAGGTCGAGGGCAAGGTGTCTAAAAAAGGTGTTAAGCTGGCTTTCACAGAGGAGGTTATTGCTGACTCACTTTGGGACATCGTAGGAATGCATGTTCGCGCCGCAGGTCGTGCCATGGCACGTCTTAAGGAGCAGATTGCACTCAGCCGTTTTAAGGACGCTGCAACAATCGTCTTTGATAACGATACGGCAGGCATAGATGACACGACTGGTCGCGATATTAATGGCGCAGCCAACAATACCGTTACCTGGGATGACGTCGTTGACATGTCCGCAGTATTGATGGCTGAAAATCATGTTCCAACAGACTTCATCATGCACCCGCTTATGTGGTCGTTGTTCCTTAAGGACTCGATCTTCCATGCAGGTGGATCTGCAGCTGCAGTGAACACAAGCTGGGGTTACCGTCCAGACTCTAAGGAGGGTGCGCTAAATGCCACAGCTCCAATGGGTTTGAACGTTATCGTTTCGCCTTTCGTTAGCTTTACAGCTAAGAGCGGTGCAACGCCAGCCAAGTCAGACCTGTTCCTAATCGACCGTAACGAGGTCGGCACCCTTCTCGTTAAAGACGATTTGAGCACAGATCAGTTCGATGATCCGTCGCGTGACATTCGTCAGATGAAGATGAAGGAGCGCTATGACATCGTAATGCTCGGTGACGGTGAGGGTATCACAGTTGCAAAGAATGTTAGACTCGCTCGCAACTACGACGTACAAGTCAGTAGAAGCATCACGAGCGCGCTCTGATAGACAGACCTTAGAGCCGTTATAGTTACGAAACTCTAGGAAGAGATCTGGGGTGGCTGCAAAGCCACCCCTTATCTTTTTCTGTCTTTTTAGTTACTAGTTAGGTAGATGTTTTAGGAGTTTACCGTGCCGCTAAATTTAATTGATTATGCAGCTGTTAACCTTGATAGAGTAAAAATTAAATTTGGTAGAACTATAAAAATAGCTTCAATAACAAATGATAAGTTTATTGTTCAAACATCTGCAGCTACTCCAACATCTGTACAGAATCCCTTTAAAAAAATAAATACATTAGCTGATTATAATACTATTTCTAGAACTCTAACCCTTTATTGGAATAAAACTCTTGTTTCTGGTCAAGAATATTATATAAGATTAGTTGGCCTTTTGGATTCAGCCAATGAAGTAATTTCAGAAGAAAAGATTGCGTTTACAAAACAAGACTCTGCAACACCGTCTGGCATTTCTTCGGCTGTTGTCCCTGTTCTAGAAGAAATACATGTTGAAGATAAATCTGTGCTTGTTGAGGCATATACTTCTTATCAGATAATAGCAAAAAATCCTGAATTTTACATTAAAGATATTGATCCAAAAAATGGCTCGTTTTATATAAATAATGATCATAGAGACGGAAGGGTGACAATTACCTTCAATGAGCGCCCCGCAACAAATTTTTTAACAAACAAATATTTTAAAGTTCAAAGAAAAAAAATACAGAGAACTCCATCTAGATGGGAAACGCTAACAACCAGAATACAAATGCATTCGTGGAAACCAGAGGTATATATTGATTTTCCATCAAATGATGCCACACCAGTTTTCTATACTGAAGATAAGACATATTTTGAGACTGGATATAAATATAGGATAACTGCTTCAAAAGAAATAGGTATCTAGAATGTCTAATACCGTATACGCTAAGGCTAAGCAGGCACTTTTAGAAGGAGATCTTGATTTAACGGGTCAAACGTTGAGGCTTTTGTTTATTAAAAAATCTTTGTATACTCAAAATTTTTCAACAAACCAATACGTATCCGATATTCCTTCTTCAGCTATAGTTTTTAGAACCACAAATATTACTGGTGTTACGGCCCAAAATGGCACACTTGATGCAGTAGATGTTGTAGAGGACTCATATCCTGGAATGGAATTTGATGCGATCGTTTTATATCAAGTTGGTTCATCTGATGCAGATTCAAGATTAATATTTTTTATTGACGAATCAGAGGGATTACCATTCGCTGGAGTAAATGAACCCTTACTATTATCACTGCAGTGGAATAATGAATCTGGAAAAATTTTAAGTCTATAAAGGAACAAAATGCCCTCACAGTATCCAGTCGCTCTAGATAATTTAATTAATCCTACGGAGAACGACAGTCTTAATTCGGTTACTGTTCCCCACCATTTGCAACACGCCAATGCAAATGACGCACTTGAAGCCATACAAACTGTGCTTGGGGTGAATCCGGCGGGTTCTCATTTGACGGTGAAAGACAGAATAATTGCCGCAGAAAACAATATATCTAATCAATCAGTTTTAAATGGTTTGAC